ATCGCAAGGACGCGATGAGCAATCAGGATCTAAAAGAAGGTGTATTGGCTAGCCCTCTAAATGTGTCTGAAACTGTGTATAGGGCGTTATTAACTGGAATGTGTAATTATCACCAGTTAAACACCTGTATCGGTCTTGAGGGTGCGCTAAACATGATTGAAGTTAAGCAAGTCGCCGACTACAACGAAGCAAAAATCAAATATTTTGCTAGTCAAGAACAGAGGTAAAAATGGCTGAAAATATTGTTGAGTCGATAATTGTAAAGCTTGGGTTGGACGGCTCACAATATAATCGTGAAGCCGAAAAAGCCAAGTCAAATAATGACAAGCTGAATAAGTCTGTCAGCGAAACCGATAAGATTGTTGGTAACGTAACAAAGACTTTAGCGCGGTGGTTTAGTGTTGCTGCCGCCGCTACTGGCATTCTTAAAATGGTTGATCAAGTTCAAAAGCTCAATGACGAGCTTTATCATCTTGAGCGAAATTTAGGAATGTCAGCAAGCACCATTAAAAATTGGCAAGGCGCTGCTGGCGCAATGGGTGGTTCTGCTCAAGGCATGACTGAATCAATCAAATCCTTAAACATGGGCATGAATGATTTTGTCACAATGGGCGATACTACCCTATTGCCATTTATGAACGCTTTAGGCGTTGGCATGGTCGATGCTCAAGGCAAACTAAGAAAAACCGATGATGTGATGTTAGACCTTGCGGATTCATTCTCTAAAATGGACCGTGAGCAAGCATTTTCTATTGCCTCGAAAATGGGAATTGATGAAGGCACATTCAATACGCTTGTACAAGGGCGTAAAGAAATGGAGAAGATGCTTGAATATCAATCTAAGATGTACAAGTCATCTGAAGAAGAATTAAAAGCATCTCGCCAATTAGCACAAAACCGCGCTTTACTTGGTCAGCATTGGGAATCGCTTAAAACAATGATGGCAGATGCTATCATTCCGTTATTTGTGAAGCTTAGTGAAGTTGCGCTTGGTATCTTTGAATATTTGCAAGAACATGAGGATCAAGTAAAAGGCGTGTTCACAGCAATATCTTTTGCTATTGGCGCTATTCTCATACCAATTTTGGCAAAGGCTACAATTGCGGCTTTAGCTTTTATCGCTCCATTCTCTCCATTTATTTTAGTTGTAGGTGCATTAGGTGCGGCATTTGGCTTGCTTTATGATGACTATAAAACTTGGGCAGAAGGTGGGAAATCTTTATTTGATTGGGGAGCATTCAGAAAGTATATTGATGATTCAACCCTATCAACTGACAACCTTAAAAATGCATTCAAGAACTTAACCAAAGAGATCATGAGTAGTGCAATGCCTACACTACAAGGCTATGCTGAAGTAATTCAAAAATTATTGAGTGGCGACTTCAGAGGCGCGGGCGCTCAAGCTTGGGCGATGATTAAACAGTTTGGTGCAAACGTTGCTGGTGTTGTTGATGACTTAACAGGTCAAGCACAAGGAACATTAGCTAATGCCGTTGGCAATCTTGTGAATCCAAGCACCCCCGCTTCTTCTGCTCCTGCAATTGCAAGCGCAACATCAAAAGGTGGCAATGCTATTCTTGATTTGATTGCAAAAGGTGAGGTTGGTACTACTGGAGCAAGTGGATACAATGTAGCTTATCGAGGCTCTCGAATCTCCGCACAACAGAAATTTGGTAAAGACTTATCTCAATTAACAATTGGGCAAGTTAAAGAATTGCAAAGGGCTAACTTAAATGAACAGAAATCTCGCGGTATTCCTGCTAACCGCAGATCTTCGGCAATGGGTCGTTATCAGTTTATTTATTCTGGCTTTGATGACTATATCCGTGCTGCTGGATTAAGTGATAAAGATATGTTTAGCCCTGAAAACCAAGATGCTATGGCTATGGCGATCTTAAGCAAGGGTAAATATGGTTTAAATGCTGTGCGTGCTGGAAAAGCAACACCTGAGCAATTCCAGAATAACGTACTTGCAGCTCGCTGGGCTTCTATTCAGAAAACTACTGGTGGCGGCGTTCACGATGCGGCTGGCTTTAATAAAGCTACGATTGGAAACCAAGCTGTCGCTGCTGCACTACAATCTACTCGCCAAGGTGATTTTATTGACTTAACCAAAGCTAGACAGAACCAAGCAACTGCAGCAAAGGCAAATGAAGTTCAAGTAAATGTAGGCGATATTCATATTCAAACTTCATCTAGTACCGTTACTGGAAATGTCCAAGATGCAATGGGTGCGATTAAAGACCAATTTTATCAATTCCGAAATTCATTTAATTAGGTGATTTATGTTAGCTGGAATGCCTTCTGTGCCAGATTTTATACCAGTAGAAGCTTTGACGAATGTCGGGCTTTCGTTGGGTGGCGCTGCTCTAATTAATGGTGTATTCGGCAAAACATGGGGGATTGTCAATCAACTTGGCATACCACTCGTTTTAGCTGATACTGTTGTAAGCATGAATTATGATGCTGGTTCTAGCATTTCAAAATACCCAGTAGAGCAAGGTTCGTTTGCTTCATACAACAAAGTTAATGCTCCGTCTATGGCTACTGTTTCCCTAGCAAAAGGAAGTGGAGGCCCGCAAGAACGTGGCGGTCTGCTAGCTGAAATTGAAGCTCTATTAAAATCAACTGTAAGCTTTCACATTATTACACCTGAGTACGTTTATCTGAATTATCAGATTGTTGGTATTAATCACGCCCGTTCTGGTCAAGATGGGGCAACAATGATTACGGTAAATATTGATCTTGAAGAAGTGTTAGAGGCTAAAGTGGAATACTCTATTGAAGAAGTAAAAGCACCTAGCGACTCTAAAACTGTAGATGGTGGTGCTAAACAATCTACTAGTATTCTAGGTGGTGATAATATAATTGGAAATGCAATAAGAGGGATTTTTGGATTATGATTTATCAAGTACCGTTAGCACAAGTCCCGAACCAATTTTTCACCACATCACTAAATGGTGTTACTTGGTCAATCACGCTAGAGACTCGATTAAATAACTTATATATCAGTTTATATAATAATGATGATGGTGATGTATTGTTAAATCGAATATGCCTAAATCGAACCTACTTAGGTCATGGTTTTATCTTTGTTGATATAGATGGAAATAGTGATCCTGAATATACAGGCTTAGGCACTCGTTATTTACTTATATGGACAGACGAAGTATGATTTTATAGTGCCTAGCCTGACGGGGTGAAAGTGAAGATAGCCTATTCATCGTGGCACACCAGTTTTATTAATTAGGTTATACTAGCCTCCAATACGGAGGCTTTTTATTGTGAAAAAGAAGGTCATTAAAATAACGCTAACATTGCAAGATGGCGTTCAAACTTTTACAGCCGAAGGTGATAACAGATTGTCATCTACTGGCTTAGCTATATCTACAAATATCACATATGGCAATGGGGCTATTTCGCCGACTGCTCAAATAACCGCTTATGGCCTACCCCTTTCTACAGTGAATAAGCTTACGCGCGTCCAATGGAATACCATGCAAGCAATTCTAAACATGGTTAAGATTGAGGTCGGCGAACAAGGGCAGCCACTAAAAGTTGCTTATGAGGGGAATATTACATTTGCGACAGTCAATACAGATGGCGCGCCAAATGTAGCGCTAGTAATTACAAGCCAAATGGCTGTAGTTGAAAAAATGCGTCCTACTGCACCATTCACTATCCCAAAAGGTGAAGAGGTTGATGCAGCAGATATTATTAAATTCTTAGCGCAAGACATGCAATATGAGTTTGAAAATTATGGCGTTACTCACATCCTAACAGATACCACACTAAACGGCTCAAATATAGAAAAAATTGAGAAGCTAGCTCAAATGTGCGACTTTGATTTATATATTGAGCAAAGATTAATTGTTATTTGCAAGAAAGGTGGAGATAGAGAAGTTAAGATACCAGTCATCACACCTAAGACGGGCTTAATTGGCTACCCTGCGCCAGATCAAAGGGGGGTAACATTTAGTTGTGCGTATGATCCACTTGTTAGATTTGGTGGCATTGTGCAAATTAGAGAAAGCATTATAGGTGATGTTGTCAATCAAGATTGGCGTGTATATGGTCTTGTTGCTACACTTGAGGCAAACATCCCACAAGGCAAGTGGCAAATGAATGTAAATGCGACTTGGAGGAACTCAAAAGATGCAGCAGTCCAACGCTAGTGGCTTCAACATCAATAATCTTGGTGGGGCTAAAGAATTTAAGGCTAACATTCTCTCAATCCTTTCTAGTGAACTAAACACTGGTGAGGTTGTGGAGATAACAGAAGTCTATTCAAATGATAACGGCCCTGTTGGTTTTGTCTCTGTTAAACCTATGCTTTATCGTATTGGTGCAGATAATAACAACCTAGAATTAGGTGAAATTCATAATGTGCCGTATTACCGCATACAGGGTGGCAAGAATGCGGTTATATGTGACCCTCAAAAAGGCGATATAGGATTTTGCGTATTTGCGACTCGTGACACATCGTTATTAAAGCGAACTCGCTCAAGAGTCGGCCCAAACGTAAATCGCATTTGCGACCAGTCGGACGCATTCTTAACAATGACGTGGAGCAAGGAAGAAGCCGAACAATATATCTGGTTTAAAGGCAATGAAATCCATATCAAGGCAAATTCAAAGATTGTTCTTGATGCTCCCGAAGTTGTAATACCCAATGGAAAATTAACAGTATTAGGCATAATTGAATCTTTAACTGATATAATCACTAAAGCTATTAGTTTATTTACTCACAAACACGGCGGGGTTCAAAGAGGCTCTAGCGATACAGACGGTCCAAAGGCTTAATTATGCAATTACATGAGTTATTCTGGTTCTTTATTGGGTTTGTTGCAGCATTTATTGTGATTCATTCAGCGCGAAGTATTGCTTATGCAGTGGCGGCATTTTTCACTTTATTAATTGTGCTAAGAATTATGGGGGTGAATATTATATGAAGACCATGTTTCTAAACCCAAAAACTTGGGACTTAGCGTTGGACACGCAAGGAAATATTGCTGTAGCTACTGAAGAGTACCAACAAGCGCAAGATATTGCGTGTTCATGTCGTGTTTTTCTTGGAGATGACTATTACAACAAGAATGATGGAATACCTTATTTAGAGTCAATCATGGGTAAATTTGGCTATCCAATTTCTTTATATCAGCGCCACTTACAAGAAAGATCATTACTTGTTTCTGGTGTAGTATCGGTTAATGTAAAATTGGCTTTGGATAAGGATCGTGTAGCGTCTGGATCTATTGAGTTTACGAATGATAAAAATCTTAGCGGAGTAGTGGGCTTATGATCCCAAAGATAGAAATAACTGATGTTGGTTACTCGGTTCCAGATACCGAACAAATCAACAATGGCACATGGGAAATGATTGATGACTCCTTTGGGGGCAATGTTTCTCGCGTTCAAGGTTCGCCTCAATATCAATTAAACACTTCATGGACTGCTGTAATTAAAGATTGTTATGACAAGCTTGTTTATCTAGCTAACCAATATGATCCGCGATACGCACAAGGTATTTTTCAAGATGCTATCGGTGAGCTTTATTTTTTAACAAGAAAGCTTGCTACCCGTTCTCAATGCCCTGTTGTGTTTGAGGGCTTGTCTGGTGCGCCAATTCCAGAAGGTTTTGCTGTTCAGGATTTGTCTGGTCGAACTTGGCGAACCAATGGAACTTATAATATTGGTTTAAATGGCAAAGTGACGATTACAGTAACTTGTGATGAGGCTGGAGCTATTGAAGCACTACCAAACTCTATTGTTGTTATCCCAACATCCATTAATGGTCTTGATCGTGTTTACAATGAAGATAGCGCGGTGATGGGATATGACGAAGAGAGTCGTGTTGATTTTGAGGTGCGCCGAAAAGAGTCTGTAGCAATCAATTCTAAAATGACTGATTCCGCTACACTTGGCGCAGTTTTGGCGGTTCGTGACGTTGTAGATGCTTATGTAATTTCAAATCCAACTGATGCAACTGTAACAGTAGGCTCAACAAATTATCCATTAATTCGAAATTCTATTTGTGTTTCCGTTGTTGGTGGCAATGATTATGATGTGGCAAAAGCTGCTTTTATTAAAGCTGGTACTGGTTGCTCTTGGAATGGCAATACAGACGTGACAGTAATTGCTGAAGACTACCCATCCAACCCGCCACAATATCCAATTAAGATTTTACGTCCTGATTTTCTTGATATTTGGATAAAAGTTATCGTTAAAGATAAAGATGCGATTTCTTACACCATTGAACAAGAAGTCATTAATCATATTCTGACTAGCGCTGCTTCTGGTGAAAATAAGGTGCGTATTGGCAAGGATTTTATCCCAGCCGATTATATCTGTGGTATGCCGAAAATCGGATTAAAAGGAATTGTGGCAAGTACAGACAATGCCACATGGGTTAATGAAATCCCTATTGGTATTGACCAATACCCTTCTTTAAATTCTTTCAGGATTTCTATTGAGGAGAGCTAATGGAGAATATTAAAGATACGATAATGTCGCAGTACGCACATAGCCCCACAATATTGGCGCTTATTGATGGCATTAATGAAGTAATCGATCCTCAATATTTTATTGATGATTTTTACGAAAAAGTTTATCGCTTATCAAGCGCTGAGGGTTTTGGCTTAGATATTTGGGCAGATAAAGTTGGCGTTTCTCGTTTTGCAAAAACTGCCGACCCTAATGCAAAAACATTTGGCTTCCAACCAGATTACCAGCCATTTAATACCTACCCTTTTTCTGATGGTGGTGCATTTGCTTCTTATCGTTTAACTGATGCAGACCTAAGAAAGTTAATCATCATCAAGGCGGCCTCAAATATTCTCTATGCAACTGCATGGAATATTAATAAGTTTTTGCTCATGGTTTTTGATGGTCGCAAGGCTTATTACGATATTATAGGTCATATGTCAGCCGAATATGTTTTTGAGTTTGCATTAACTCCATTTGATCGACTTATTGTCTACACTCTTAAAATGTTACCGATGCCTTCGGGTGTTGGAATATCATATAAAGAGGTGGCAGTGGATCAAACATTTGGCTTTAATGGTTCAGATTTAAGCAACTTTAACAATGGAGTTTTCTATAGTGGCTAATCCTATATTTATCCCGATAGCATTCGCTGCTAATGGGGTTAAGAACCCTATTCAAAAGGTTCGGCAAGTCGGTCAAGATCCAGAGGATTTTACATGGGATGAAGGTTCGCCCTTAATTACCATGACAAAAATCGAAGATGGCGGCAAGGCTCCAAAAGGTCAAGATGTAAATGGTGTTCTTAATGCCTTGTCTGAGCATGTCATCTATGGTCAAAATGGCAACCGTTATGCGTGGTCGCAAGATGTTGTGGATGAATTTGGTGGCTATGCGTTAGGCGCAATTATTCAGTCTGATGACACCACAAAAGAATTTAGAAGCCTTGTAGCTAACAATACGGTAAACCCGAATAATGGGCTTGGTGGAGCTTGGGAAGTTTATAGCGGGCAAGGAAGCATCCCAACCGCAACAAGCACAACAGCAGGCATTACAAAGGTTTTAAATGTCTTAAATAGTAATGATGTTGGATCCGCTTTGAGTGCTGCTCAAGGTAAAGTGCTAAATGATAAAATAAACAGTCTTCCAGCAGAGCCAATCAGTAAATTTTGTAGAGTTACAGGATTAAATTCATCTCCATCTTTTTCTAAAAACTCTGGTTTTTCTAGCGTAACTAGGATTGGAACTGGAACTTATGAATTTACAATGTCCACACCTATGCCAGATACTAACTATCTTGTAATGTTGTCTGGAGCGTATGGGTTTAACGGAGCATCTTCAATAAATCTAGCCAACAACTTCACTCAGACAACCACTAAATTTAGGGTAGTTTGTCATTATGGTGGCGATAACACGCAAGGCCAGTTTGACCCATTGTTTATAAATGCTGTGGTAATTAACTAATTAGGATATTAACATGACAAATCCAACACTTATTACAACCCCATTCGCTGAAAATGGCGATAAAAACACCATTCCAGAATCAGTTGGCGCTAACCCGCAAAACGCAACTATGCAAGCTGGATTCCCGCCAATTACCCAACAAAAGATTTCTGAGGGCGGTATTCCTCCTGAGCGAAATGATTTTAATGGAATTTTGAATTTATACGGTCAGCATATTGTTCATTTGAATAAGGGTTTGCCTTATGAATTTGATCAAGCATTTGCCAATGCTATTGGTGGTTATCCATTAAATGCAAGATTAATGCTTGATAATGGTGATATTGTTAAGTCTACTGTGCCTAATAATACAAATAACCCTAATAGTGATATGACTGGGTGGGTGAAGATTAATAGTGCCAGTCAGATTTTTGATGAAAGCGGGTTGAGTCAGCAGGAGATTAATAACGGTGTTAAATCTGCCGCAGCATTGAGATTATTAAATCCCAATGGTGAAGGCGAAAGAATTTACCTGATATCATTTAATGAGGGTCAAGGTGAGGGTGGCGGTGTTTTTATTAGTAAAAACAAAGGCACTTTAGTTGATGATGGTGGTACTATTTTACAGAGTTCAAATGCTTCTATTGTCTATGTTCGTATTAACTTTGATTCCTTAACGCCTGAAATGTTTGGTGCTAAGGGTGATGACATTTCATTTGACAATTATTTAGCACTTCAAGCAGCTTTTAAACACCCCCTTCCCCTCGAAATTCCACCAAAAACATACTATACAACACGGTCTATATGGTATACGAGCGGTAAAAAAATTAAAGGTTCTGGACATCAAAAATCAGTGATATGTAAAACAACAAATAGTACAGAAACAGACCTTCCATCCTCTTTTGCTAAAGATGCAGTGATTATTGCTAGGCATTGGTCTGCCAATGATTATGCTCACTATTGTGAATTTGATGGATTCTTGGTAACATCAACTGTTAAATGTGAATTTGGCTTATACGCACCAAGAATCGCCGAATCATCTTTTTCAAATTTTAAGATTCATAATGCTATTAAAGGTTTTTATTCAGATGACGCTTGGATGATATCCATGATTCGGGTGACATCATCATCAGATAGACCATACATTGTAAATATGGGTACTTCTATAACAATGAATAGTTGCTGGGCTATAAACGCACGAGGTGAATCAAGCTATTGTTACGAATTTAATAATCTCTATTACAGCACTCTGATCAGTTGTGGCGCAGACAATAACGGTCTTGATGGCAGCCCAATTAAAGCTCTCTATCGAGTATTAAATAGTAGTATCACTTTTATAAGCTGTGCCTCTGAAAATAATCATGCTTATAAAATATTTCATGGGCAAGGAGCTTCAGTTACTATTGTAAAAATGACAGCAATGCGCTTTTACAATAAATATAAAGTTTCTAATCCTGTTTGGGGTGATGAAAATGCATTATTTGATTTAAGAAGTGAAACCAGATTAGATATTAAGGATAGTGCTTTTGATGGTTTGTTAAATACAGACACATCAACCAGCCCTTCTTGGATAAATATAACTGATACATCGTATTTAAATTATAGTAATGTTCGTGTGAACATACCGATCACAGGCGCATCAGTAAATGATACAACTGCTTTTGGTGTCAAGTGGGGTTCTGTAACCACTGTAATTCTTGATTTCGGAACATATAAGATTGAAAGCTGTGTAAACTTACCAAGCAATCTATATAACCCATTATCAACACCAACAAATGAGACTTACAGCTCTATATTCACAAGGGGTAGTATTCGAGAAAATGGCCGAGAATTGTCTACAGAAAATTTAAATAATTTGCGATACTTGGGAACAATTACATTCAAGCAGAGTCAGTCAGCAGAGGCAACACTTGCAAATAATTACCCAGAAAATGGTGGTGCTTGGGTTATTCAGCAATATTCTGATGTTGCTACTGACTCATCAAATGTAAACACGAACACCACTCAGATTGCAATTAGAAAAGACAGTAACAGGATTTATTTCAGATGCGCTCCATACGGTGGGATTTTTACACCTTGGTATAAAATATATCACTCTGGAAATACAACTGTAGATGCAAATGGGTTTTTGAAAGCCATATAAGCAACTTCTTTTGATTTTTTGCTATTATAACTAAAATTTATAATAGGGTGAATCTACAGTGGATTTTATTAACATGATTCTGGAATGGCTAAAAGCCCATGTAGGTGTCATATTTATGGGGGTGGCTGGCGCAACAGTCACCGCCCTAGTGCCATCTGGCAAGCCGTTAGCTGAACGAGTTATTAGCTGGGTTGTTGGTGTAATTTTATGTGCAGCACTTTCAACTCCAACAGCAGGGCTTTTAACTGGCGGTGGTTATGTCGAAGTTTTCGGCTTTATTTACGGCATGGGTGGCATCACGTTAGCAAAAATGCTAATTAAAGCTATCGAAAAGCGTAGTAAGGTAGAAATTGAATCTAAAACAGGAGTGAAGTTAGATGATGACGTTTCTTAATTACTTAAGCTTTTTTTTAATTACTGGCAGTTTAATGTTTGTGGTGTTTCATCCCAAAATTAGCTTTCCAGTGCATGTCGATGTAATTATGTTTATGCTTGCGATTGGTGTAACGGCAATGTTCATTAATACGCTGCAAGGTAGAGATTTTTACGGACACATGCAAGACGCTGAAATATTGGTTAGGCTTGGGCTTGGCTGCTTAACAGTCCGTTTTATCCATGAATATTTAAAGGTGAAGAAACATGAACTTTGACAAAGCATTTGATACGACTATCGGCCATGAGGGCGGGTTTACACTCAATAAAAACGATGCTGGCAACTGGACAGGCGGTAAAGTTGGAGTTGGTCAGTTAAAGGGCACTAAGTATGGAATTGCTGCAAATAGTTATCCAAATCTGGACATTAAAAACCTTACTCTTGATCAAGCAAAGGCAATTTATAAGCGCGATTATTGGGATAAGGCAAAATGCGATTTATTACCAGAAGGCTTGAAATTCCATGTTTTTGATGTAGCTGTGAATAGTGGCGTTAGTCGTGGCATCAAGACACTTCAGCAAGCTGCTGGTGTTAAAGATGATGGTATTATCGGCCCTAATACATTAGCAGCCATAAAGTCATTTGATGAAAGTGAATTGCTATTAAGGTTCTATTCTTTTCGTATTTCTTTTTACACGTCATTAAGCTCATTCTCTAATTTTGGCAAAGGGTGGATGAATCGTGTTGCGAATAATCTTAAGCTTGGCACTGGCGGTTAATATAGTGGGCTGCACCGCCCACTCAATCAAAAATAACATTCACGTTGTTGTTTGCGTTCAATGCGTGAATTAAGAAAGCCCCATTACGGGGCTTGTCTTTATTTATTGATTAGTCTAATTGCTGTAGCGCCAAATTCATCACAAGCCGCATTCCATCCGCGCTTGTAACCTTCTTCAGATCCGCTTTTATAAAAAGCATAGAAGCACCGCCATTGCTTATCTATATTTTCATCCTCAAATTTAAACATGTTCTTTTCGTCTAACTGATGATTCATATTAGATGCATCTACACCAAGAAAACCCAATGACTTTGCAAATTTATCAAGCATTATAATTTCCTTCAATTTCTGAAATTACTTGTGCATAAACAGGGTCGGATTCCTTGATAAATACACCATTTATCATAATCCCCTTTCTGTGTTTTATATCGTCATAAGCGAGTTGCACGCATTCTTCGAGGGTGTATCCGCAAAGTTCAGTAATTTTTTCTAAATACTGAATGCATGCCTTCAAGTCAAACGATGGATCACAAAATAAAGAATCTTCAACACTATAAACAAAGGAATATAAGTGACTTGCTAGCACATGTGTTACATGTTTTATGCTTTTAAGTCTTGATAAGTCATCAACTGGTGATTTATCTTTTACGCATTCAAGCATAAACCCATTTTCATATTGTGCAGATATAATAGTAAGCACAATAAAGATATCGCCAACATCGTCTCGACAATCTCGCCCTTTACCTACATTATCTGCAAGCTCACCAAACTCGCTAAACAACTTCATGGCTTGGTCAATTGGCTTTGAGCCTTTGATAATATTACGATCTGATGCCCATTGCTCGATTTGTTTAATTAATTGTTCCATTACTTTCTCCACCAAATTTTTTCACGAATAGGATTAAATTTACGTTGATCATCTTGCTTTCTTTGCACGTATCGTTTTCGCTTATATGCCTCATATAAATATAAGACAACCACAAAAACAAAACTTAATGCAAAAGATAATAAAATCATTGCTATTGGGTTCACCTTTTTAACTCCAAATATCGTTGCCCTCTATTACGCATCACTTCTAATGCGCCTTCACGCTTCAAATTCTTGATAAATTCCACTCCATATTTAAGCCATTGCGTCAAAAACAATTCATACCGCTCTTTGCAATAGTCGTTAATTTCATAATAATCAGCATCCGAAAAATAAATTTCAGCCACCTTTCCATTTTTACGCATAACAATATTGCCTTTACGCTCGTTTAAGTTATGCCCACCTTTCTGCATCCAAAAAACAAACACAAAGACTAATGATTCCTTGATTTTCATTTATCCTCCAAAAACCAAAGTCTTAGCATATTCTCTAGCCATTTCGACTTTTAGTTTAATTAAGTCAATTTTCTTTTGATCATATTCAACTCTATACGATGAAATACGATCACTAGGATTCATTTCCAAAACATAGTCGATATGCAAATATTCATCATCATATCGAGTTAAGCACTCTTTAGGTGTTGGCATTAGGATAAAGTCAAGATAAGCCTCATTAATTATTTTAGGCTCGTAATCGTGATTCTCTCTCAACAGATTCATGTATCCTAATTGCTGCCAGTCATAACCAGCATCTAAAGCCTTACTCTCAATATCCTCTTTAAAATACTCCATGGCCCAATAAGACCACGGACACTTTGTATCACGTATTGCTGTGTTAGTAATAATGTCTGGTTCGCCAGTAATCCAGTCATTGGTAAAACGAATCGTATTTTTTTCAGCGCTAATAAACTTCTGCTGCATTAGAAACAAGATTGCGTCATCTTCAACTAAATTCCCTTTTCTTGTTTCTTTACTTCCAGTAAACTTACTTGGAGCTTTATGTCTTAACTGCCTAACTTTTTCCTTGACCAATGTTTTAGCAGTAGCCGATAAAGTTCTATCCAAAAGATCATCTAAAATCTTTTGTTCTTCATCGGTACGTTTTTTCTTCGCCTTTATTGCTTGAACTTCTTCTGTGAGAAATGCAGAGTCAATAGACTTTGCATTTCCCATTAGTCGATGTAGTTCAGAACATCGAAAGATTAGATTCATAACGCCTCAACTATTTTCTTCTGCTCTTCGCTTAATGCGTAAATATCTGGATTTAAAGCATGCTCTTTAGTTAAGCTACCAGCTTCAATAGCCGCCACGAATTGCGGGAATTGATCCTCAGAAATCAATCGAGCTAATGGCTTTTCGCTTTCTTGATCATTATCAACATATGAAGCTTCGCCATCTTCATTAATCACAGCTTGATCAAATTCAATCGCCTGCTGAAGCTCAACCGACATAGGCGCATATTTTGAGATAAGCAACTTAATAACAGTCTTTTGACACATTGCGTCCCAATTCTGATGCCATACAGAATAGCTTTGCCCTTTCGACTTTGCAGTCTTATACGTCTGGCTATACTTGCTTGCATGCTGCTCAAGCTCTTCATTGGTCATTGTTAAATGAGCTTCAAACCCTGTCACAGTCTCAAGATAAGCCAGATACCCAATAACTTCGCCACTAACTTTTTGTGGAATGAATGAAGTTAAACGAGCCTTTACGCTTTCTTCTGTATCGGTGTCATAAACTGCAATTGAGGCAATCTTTTTAATCTGACCAGAGCGCTGTGCTAACTGCAAGTAACCTTTCCACCCCATCTGAAATTGTGCTTCTTGATTGCCAGTTTGTCGATTTTTAAACGGAACAATATAAGCAAAACCAAGATTGTTATTTAATGGCAAATTAAGCGCACAAGCCGTATAAACAGCACCTATAACCGATTCGGGAGTTGATTGCGCCAATAACCCGTTTGAATTAATAACCTGCATTACAGACGTAATATAGCTATCAGATTTACGCCCTATCATTTCCTCAATACGCTTCATCACCGATGGGTTGCTAAGCGTTTGTTTAATAGCTAATGCATTTTGTTTTTGCTGCTGAGTTAGATTGCTCATTTAGAAATCTCCAATAATTTAAGTAATGTTTCCTGTCTTTCTTGATGCTGAATATCTCTATATTCATGCATACGCTTTCTGTATTCTTTAGAGTCAATCACATTCATTTGATAAGCTGTTTCGATTGACCAGAAGTAAGCGTCTGCACCATGTTCTTTCACATCGTCAAGCCAACTCATTACATTTTCTCCGCAATTTCATTTTCAATAACTTGAACAATGTTTGATACTTCTTCGCTAGGCAAAACATAGTTTTCTGTTTCACCATCTTCATTGTAAACTTTAACGTCATTTACAGATTCAACCTCAACATCATTCCATGATTGGAATCCGTTGCCATCTTTAAAGAATCTACCTTCAAACTCAACTTCTAAAACTAAATCACCAGATTTAATGGCAGCTACGTTATGTTCCATATCTAATGATTCAACTTCATAAGGACCAGTAATAACTGGTTTACCTGAACATGCAGCTAACGCAACAGAAGCAGCTAAAATCAATGCATTTTTCATAATGTTTACCCATTGTTTATATTCTCAATAGTAAATGAATTGAGTATTAATGTCAAGCGCAAATATTAAAAAAGCTCCCGAAGGAGCTAATTTTAATTCATTAAGTTTAACAACATTCGCCTTCCAAGATAAGGCGATAATAGCGACTCAAACTCGCCAGATCTTAATTCAAACTCTTCATCATTTATTTTAACTCCATAAGCAGCACCAACTTTACAAAATTCAATTTCTTGTCCAGTTCTTGGGGATATTGAGATGCTTGAAACACCGCCAACCTTTTGAGTAGTTAGTAAAAACTCATCTTGTGAAAAAGAATTATCAATGATTTTTGCCAACTCTAATATATTCATTTCATTCCACACTCACTACAGTAATTATTTAAAAACAACTTGTACTTACAACAAATCTTACAAAACTCAACCACCAATAGAACCCTTCAAGAAGAATAGCGCCGTTAAAATTGCAATAACAATTAAAATAATGATTCGCTCGCGCTTGATCTTCGATTTAAGGCTATTTACATCCTCTTCAGATTGCTTGTATTGATTAACAAAGTAATCCAATTCAACTTTTGTTCGATCCAAATCAATTTTTGCACCAATAAGATTTCCTTCTACCTCGACCAGTGTATTAATATCCTTATCATGAATTTTCTTAGCTTCATCGTTTTGTTTGATTAGTCCACTGATTGCCAAGTCTTTACTTTCGATGATCTTTTTGAGATCCGAAATTTCTTTGTCTTTCTCGCCATCTTGGTGTTTTTGAACTGAAAGATCATTTATAGATACTGGAATATTTAATTCAGAAGCGCATCGTGCATACTCTTTTTCCTTGCAGCGCTGCTCAAATTCCAAAAGTTCGTCAATTTCTTTAATAACTTTATTCTGAACCTTCTCGCTTTGCGGCTGGTTAAGCATCTTAGCGATATAGGGGCGAGATTTACCCATCTTTAAAGATAGTTCACTATTATTTAAACCAAGTTCTTTTTTGGCTTGGTGGATTTTTTTGATCATATCGTTTTCTGAATATCTTTGCATAAATTCATCAAAACTAATTTTGCGTCCAACAGAAAAATCTGAAAACCAAAATGTTTGACCAAAACCAACGGTAATATTCTGATCTCCAGTTGGACACATATCATTTCCGAGTCCATGAAATTTTAATAATTTTTCCGCTTCATCTCTTTGGTTTAAATCTTTACACACAATAGCGATATTTTCGATTTTCATCTTTGTTTCTCCTGTTAAGATATTCCCTATAGTAAACTATTATTTAATATTTGCAATAGCTAATTTAATAATTTAAACTAACAAAAAATGGAGGGTCTTATGGACTGGAAACAAATTATTGAAGAAGTTTTAGAATACCGTGAAATCAATCAAGCTGAATTAGCAAGAAAGACGGGGATTTCAACTGTTCACATTCACGGTCTAGCAACTGGTAAACGACTACATCCAAGCTTTGAAAAGGGTTTGGCTATAGTCAAGCTTCACCCCGATACAAAAAAACTTTTAGGAATTTAACCCGCTAGTCGGGTTTTATTTAACCTGTACTATTTACTATTGGATGATTGAGTTAATCATCCAATTTAACCCTATAATTTAAAAGAGCCGTATAAGCAGAATCGCTTAATAGATCTCTATACTTATTTGCCATGAATATAATATGAGATTCCTTTTCTTTTTTGTATGCAATAAAGGCATCTACTGGATTATTAAAATAACCAATACAAAACAACTTTGCTTCTTTTTTAATTTTTGCAACAAATCTTCCTGTTGCATTATGCAAAGAAACTCCGATTGGGTACTCCCCTCGCTTGGCTTTATTTTTGTTTAAAAGGTAATTAATTTCTTTTGGCAAAAGAGTGCATGTGTCTTCTGAGTAAATTTTATTGCCTTTTATTAGCAAATCTTTGTCAAGTTCAAAATTAAGATTGCCATCTAGGTTGGTTTGGTTGTTATACCAATTATAAAAATACGAATAATTCTTGAAATTTTCTGAAACAGTGCATCCAATATAAGTTGGGTATTTCTTTTTATATTCTTCTGAATAGCATCGAAAAATCATATTTTTCCAAACGACATATTCTTTTATTAACTTTCCATCAACCATGGAGGGTTTTGATTTGTCGTTAATCCCAACGCCATAAACTAGTTTAGCCATAATTCAATCCTCATTGAAAACCTGATGTAATGATGCGGAGGCCAATCAGGTTAATTGGTTTTCGAGCCGTCACTCTATCCGCAAATTCATTCTAACACAAAAAGAGCTAACTACTCCAACCTATTTACTATTGAGAATATATTTGATAATATAAACACCACTAGATATTGTTAATATTTAATGTAGGTAAAAAATGAACCATGTAATTAATGACGGATTTATGAACCCTGACCGCTTTGGATATGCAGCAATACCTTTCAAAATTAGCGATAAAGAGCCTAGAAAGGATATAAGCCCAAATGTAATTGCAAGGTCAAATGCAAGAAGTATGGGTAAACGATTCTATGAGCATACCAAGCCTTGCAAATGCGGATCATTGCTAAGACGAGTTTATAACAATGAATGTTTTGATTGCTGGAAATTAAAAAAAGAAAAATAACCACTAAGCCCTTCGGGGCTTTTTATTTTACCTTTATATCAGTTTTTCTTATTTTGTATAGTTGAATTATTTATTTTACTTAACTTTAAAAGACCTATAAGATGACCATATAGTTTAGGAGAGCGAAATGGTTACAGAAATTTATACAGCAATCACAACTTCGATTAGCGAATTAAAAAAGAATCCGGTCAAGGCAGCAGAGCATGATGTTGTTTGTGTCCTAAACCGATGCAAGCCAGCATTCTACACTGTTTCACCTGATAAAATGGCAGAATTGCTAAAATCTGGAAAGGAAAAAAATGATCTTTTTGGCGATATTGCCACAGCTTATGACTGTGCAATATCAGCACTTGATATGGTTAACAAGGAGTTACAACCTGAGCTATTCCATATGATAGAGCAAATTATTATTTGCTGCATTGGTGAAGATGAGTTTAATAAAATTAAGAAATCATCTTTTTAATCAGGAGACAACTGATGAATGAAATATCAAAAGACGCTTTATTCTTTATGACTTGGTTTGAAAAAGAATACCCCGAATTTGTCAATCAATTTGGTGAAGTAAAGAACTTTTACGACCATGAAAAAGATGAATTCATGATTGAAGAAATTCAAGACGCTTACATTGATCGAAAGAAAGGCAATGAGCCTATGCCAATGTATTTCGGTGTTAGTGGTCAGTTTAGATAGGTTTGTAAAATTATGGAAAATACATTGCTTAACAATGATTTATTGATAGAAAATCACCCAAATATGATTCGTAAGTCTAAAACTTTGAATGATATGCCTTTTGATGTTGCTTTTAAATACTTCCCTAGTGGCTACAAATTCACTAAAGAGTTAAGAAAGGAACTTTGGCGCTCTCATGACAAAAAATGTTGTTATTGTGGGGTTGAAATTGAAACATATATGGAAATGCATATTGATCATTTCATACCAAAGTCAAAGATAATTAACGAAAGTATTGAGAATCTTGTTTGTTCTTGTTCAACATGCAACTTAACAAAACACAGTAGAGATTTAGAGGATTTTAGGTTCTGCATGGCTGTTAAGAATTCAATACTCAATGGTGTTGTTGATGCTCACATTGTAAAAAAACTAGTGAGTATTGGTGTTGAAATGCCGATTAAGTTAAACAAATTTTACTTCGAAATTGTTTTGAGTGGTGATAACAATGTATAGCAGTGGAAATGAAACAGTAGACAAAATAGGGTTGATGAATATTGAAGGGAATGTAATTCCTTTTAATTGGTTCTCAGTTTTTAAGTTTAAAAATGGAAAGCCCGACCTGAATGCTATCGTAATTTTATCCGAGATTGTTTACTGGTATAGACCAAAAATTGTACGTGATGAAGATACAGGTGCAACGATTGGAGTTAGAAAAAAGTTTAAGGCAGATTTATTGCAGCGATCTTATGAGAGCTTTGCAAAACAATTTGGATTAACTAAAAGACAGGTTAAAGAGGCATTTGATCGACTTTGTGAGTTTGGTGTTGTAATTCGAGAGTTTAGAACCGTAAAAACTGACAACTCAACACTATTTAATGTTCTTTTTATTGGTCTTGATGCAGACATTGTATCATCCGTTTCAATGTACCACCCTCCTACGTTAGAAAGTACCACCCTCCTACGTTCTAACGTACCACCCCATACGTTGAAACGTAATACATATACAGAGACTACTACAGAGAATACTACAGAGAATACTACAGATAAAAAACAAAGTAGTTTTTCAGAAAAATTTGAGAAGTTTTGGAATGAATATCCAAAATGTAAGCGGAAAGGAACTAAAGAAGCAGCTAATAAAACTTTTACTAAATACCAAAAAGATTTTGAAATGATCATGAAGGTTTTAGAGGAGTTTAAGAAAGATGAAATGTGGACAAAGAACAATGGTGAGTTTATAGCAGCACCTAGTTCGTGGTTAAACAAGCAATACTGGAAAACCGACTATTGGATTGAGCAAGTTAGCAATAATAGTGCTGATAAAGTTCAAGCCCAAGAAAATGTAGTAAGAAGAGCTGTAGCTGTACCAATCAATTATTTGGATTAAATAAAATGAATGAAAACTTGTACTCAATACAAATTGAACAATCGGTATTATCCGCCCTTATGTCTCTCAATGGTGGTATTGATGATGTTGTAAGCAAATTAACTACGGATAGTTTTTATGCAACACAACATAAAATTATCTTTAAGCACTTTAAAAAGCTTTTTGATGCTGGGTCAGGTCATGACATTGTTATGGTTTATGACTCAATCAAGTTAAATGCAAATGACTCGAAAATTGTTGATGAAGATTTCTTGATAAATTTAAACTCAACAATAGGTCTGGCTCATTTTCTTGAGCAACATGCTGACCAGTTAAATGAATATGCCTCCAGAAGAGCGCTGTTTGAGGCAGGAGAAAGAATTAAGGCTATTTCGATAGATACTACCCAATACGACATTAATGAGGCTATATCGAAATCTGAGAGCATTCTGGAGAATTTAAGCAATCAGGATGAAGTGCCGACTTTATCGGATGCTTATGATGTTTCTGTTTCTCTATTTGCGTCTATTGATAAAACGATGGAGGCAAGAAAACGTGGAGAGAAGGTTGACGTAGGTGTAAAAACTGGATTTATGGACTTGGATAGACAGCTTGGTCAAATATCAAAAAGTGATTTAGTTATTATTGCTGCCAGACCATCAATGGGGAAAACCGCATTTGCTCAAAGCTTGATGTTGAGTGTTTCTTTTATGCAACAGCATCCAGTTTTATTCCAATCTGCTGAAATGTCGAAAGAAAAAATTGGGCAAAGATTGGTTGCTAGTCTAGCCTCAATAAATTTAAGAGATATTCGTGACTCTGATATTAAAAATGAGGATTGGGAGTTTTTCTATAAAGCAACTAATAAGTTGAAGGCATCAAAACTTTTAATTGATGATAGGGCAAGACCTAGCTTGTCAGATATTAGAAAAAATTGCCGAATCATGAAAGCAAAATATGGTTATGTTGGTGCAGTATTCGTTGACTATTTAACATTACTTAAATCACCATTGTCTACTGACAACAATCACTTGGCAGTTGGTGCAATATCAAAAGGTCTTAAGGCTATAGCAAAAGAATTTGATTGTCCTGTTTTTTGTTTAGCGCAATTAAGCCGAAGCTTAGAATCTAGAAAAGATAGACGACCTCTAATGTCTGACATTCGTGAGTCGGGATCTATTGAAGAGGACGCAGATGTGATCATGTTTATATATCGTGATGAGTATTATGATAAAAACTCAAAAGATCAGGGTATCGCCGAAATAATTGTGGCTAAAGCGCGTGATGGTGAGGTTGGAACAGTTAGATTAGCAACTGAACTACAATACTCAAGATTTAGCAATCTCAATTTAGAATATTTGGATATATGAGGATTTTTAAATGAATTTAATTGATAAATTGGGTGGTTATAAAGCTGTTAAGGCTAAATCTGAAAGCGATATTCTATATGGAGAAAAGATTTATCTTAAACGTGCGCTTTTGGAATACCGCCGACAAAACAATATTTTTGAAATAGGCGACCTTGTTGTATTTAAGGAGGAATATAGCAAAGACAGTGTTGTTCATAAGATTGATAGTTTACGTGCGGGCACTAAGTGTTTACGTCATGCAACGGATGAAGAGATAGCAAAGGGGTGTAGAGTATGAAAAATATACTAAAATCTTGGTTTAGAAAGCCAGATGATAGATTTTACAAATTTCATAAAATGATGTGCGAATCATTTATTGAGCAAACATGTTTTTATGATTCGGAGTATAAGACAAGGGTTGTTCTAATAAGTTCAAGTTGTTGGGATGGTGATTTTATGACTTCAAATTATGAATTTGTTGCTGTTGGTAAGGTCGGATTGCGTCGGCGTTATTACCCAAACAAGGTTGTCTTAAATATATTTGACGCGAGATTTAGAATTAAACCCATAATCACATGCAAATAAATTAAAAAATGGTTGCAATTATTCTTGATAGTATTTACTATCGAGAATATAAATTAACAGAGAGTTTTATTATGGAATTAGTTTTAGTTGTTTCAGTAATTATGTATTTCGCTCCTAGCATTATTGGCTTTATGCGTGGACATGCAAGCAAGTGGGCAATCTTTGCGATGAACTTGTTTTTAGGTTGGTCTGTGTTGTTCTGGTTCTGGAGCTTGTTCTGGTCATTGTCAAATAAAGGAGGCAACCAGACAGTAATCGTAAATAACCAGATTAACAACCAATGAGCAAAGAGTTTATAGGATTTGCAAAAGTCATGGTTTTGTTTTATTTGATCGTGATTTTTGCAGTAATGGGGTTAAGTAAGTTAATTCATAATATGGTATGGGGTGTGTGATGGAAAATTATAAAATTCGCGTAAACAATGAAGCTGAGAGCAAAGAGGCTCAGGAGTTGTTTATACAGCTTGGCTATGAACTAGATTTGCTTTTTGGCAAATACGAAGCAAACACTAAATGGGTTTTAGCTTTCGCCGATGGATCAATGGGTTGTGCTTGTGAAGCTTTGGATAAAGACACATTAAAGGAAATTACATTTCCTCAGCTTCGAGACCTTGTTGTGTTGAAGCGTAATGATGTGAAGGATGCAAATTACATAAGTAAAAGCGTCTTAGATGGATTCTACTTTAAAAGCTGTGATGGAGTTTTTTACTTTATGTTTGAGGGTAAGTGGGTGAGATCAACAACTAATACAGATGAAGGGTTGGAGCCTATCACTAAAGGCTTAGATTTGATTAGCGGCGCGGAGGCGTTGCGAGCTTTGGCTGATGGCAAAGAGGCTGAAGGGTTTTCAGAAGAAAATGAAGAGTGGGTACCTATTGTTTATTTTACTGTACAAGAGGTTGTGAATGGTTTATATAAATTCCGCATCAAACCACAAACCGTCAAGCTTGAACTTGAGCTGCCGAAGCCTTTTGAGCCGAAGGTGGGTGAGGAATATTTCTATATTTCTCATACAAATTCTGGTTATGACTCTGACATTTACGAGGGGACAAATACAGATGAATGTCGAACTCAAATGGGGTGTTGGCGCACCAAAGCAGAAGCAAAGCAAGTCGTAGAGCAGCTAAGAAAAATCAAAGGTGCTGTATGAAAAAGCGGAATAAAAAATACAACGGGAAGCAGGTTGTAAAGCAGAAGATTCACAAGTTTCAAATGACTTGGGAAGTGAATGAGGCTAAAAGCATTATCGAGCTTCACCACCTGCTTAACGGTGTGGATCCACAAGAATCAACACATACGCCACTTAAAGTTTGGATGAAAGCGCATAAAGGTGATCTAGCTTTAGCATTAAAGACGCAGACGATACCAGCAGAGCAAAGTTTTCATATCGTTAGTCGTATTCATGCGGTTAATGAGAAAACAGGCGAAACAGTTGATTGTGAATTTCAGTTGGCTACCGATACCGTTATGCATTTGTGGCAGTTCTTGGGCGATGTTGAATCTGATATTTATGTCAATGATGGTGGGTTTAAAAAGAAATGGCTTGGCTTTAATCATGAGCTTGAAGCTTATTTGAAAGAAGTGGGTAACGGTGAATTTGTGGTTAAGACTAATCATTGTTGCTTAACATGCTTTTCTACATTCAAAAGCTTTAGGCATGAAATGGAATTTAAATCAATTAAGTTGATGAATCCTGAGTTTGGATTAGGAGTTGAAGGATGAGTTTAAAGACATTGCGCGACAAAATTAACGGGTCTGAGCCTTTAATTGATGGCGAAACGAAAGAAATGCTAATAGAGCAATGGAAGAATATTCACATTGAGTTAGAAGCTAAGAAGGAAAATGACGAACGAAATTATGTTTTATGTGAGGATGAGAAATGAAAGAATGGTTATTAAAAACTAAAGATGGAAAGTATCACTATTATCGTGATGATATGTATTTTTGCCCAAAGTATTTTGAAAAAATTGAAATTCCAGAAGGTGCTGAATTTTTTGTACTTAGAAAAAAAAGTGATCTTAATCCATTTTTTGCGAAATGGAATGGTAAAACATTTGATACCTATGGGACGTGTGTTGGTTTTGGTTGGCATAGAGAGTCTACCCTTAAAAATTTAGAGATTAACTACAAAATTGCATGGAGTCGAAGTGATTCTGTTGTTGCTGGTGAATCTGAAATTATTAATCAGGAAATGAAATCTTTAGATGATAAGGTGAATCAGCCAAGTCATTATGCTAATTTTTCGATTGAATGTATTGATGCTATGCAAGCTATGTTAAGTCGTGATGAGTTTATAGGTTATTTGCGTGGGAATATTTTCAAATACTTATGGAGGTATAAGCTTAAAAATGGTATTGAAGATTTAAAAAAGGCGCAGTGGTATCAAAATAAATTAATTGAGGTTGAAGAAAATGAATAAATTAGAATTGGCGCATGAATATTCAAAAGTTCTTTTAACAAAATTTGAGACAATAACAGTTGATCAGATTGTTGATGTTTCTTTTAGTCTTGCAGAATTGATGCTTGCTGAAGATGAAAAGCGGAAAGATAAAAGTCGACCTGAAGTGTTAGAAGAATTTGAGATTGATTGGAGGGTGGTTCCTATTGATTATAAATGGTTTTGTGTAGACAGTTTGGGGTTTGGGCTTGTCTTTAAAGAAAAACCAGATATATTTTTTAATACATCCGGCATTGGCTTATGGGGAATTAATGATGCATGTAGTGGTGATATGATGGTTGTCAGGCATAAATATAATGGCGATTGGAAAGACTCATTGAGAAAACGTCCATGAAAAAATTACATTTACATGCAGTTCGTGGGGTTGAAGCCTTTGAGCCTAATCGACTAATCAAACAATTTTTTATAATTGAGGCAAGTGAGGACAGATTAACTTTTGATGATGTTTTAAAATTTAATGAAGATTGGTCTAATGAGTTTGAATTTGGATTTAGTTATTATGTTGGATATATGACTATTGAAGAATTTGAGGAAAAGTACAAAACTAAAGGACCATTTTATATAGGAACTGATGTGCGTGAGAGCAGCTAAGATAGATGCAAATCAACCAGAAATAGTGGCAGCACTTAGAAAGATTGGGTGTACAGTTCAAATTCTTTCAAGTGTTGGAAAAGGGTGTCCCGACATTTTGGTGGGCTATCGCGGTAAAAACTTTTTATTAGAGATAAAAGATGGAGCTAAACCAGTTTCAGCGCAAAAATTAACGCCAGATCAAATCGAATGGCATGACTTATGGAATGGTCAAGTTAATGTGGTTAATTGTGTAGAGCAAGCAATTAAAATTGTTACTTGCAATTAACTAAAAATTTGCTATATTTATCGAACTGAAGAAACTTTTACATCCGTATCTAACCCCAAGATACGGATTTTTTTGCTTAAAATCCTTGCATTAATTATAAATATAATTTACTATTGAGAATATAAAGAGGAGAGATAAAATGGTTATAGTTAAAGCTTTATGGTTGGCAATTGTTGATGTAGCTAAGTTATTCAAACATGCACCTAAATTGTTGGTTGAGTTGTTTTGGGCTTTAGCTGGTGTTTTATCTCTAATCTTGAGTGTGGTTTTATTTCCATTGATTGTGGTGCGTAAATACAAGGTATTGAAAAATGGATCACAAAAAAGAGTTAAGGGTAAATCTAAGGGTATTAAAGTACGCGGCAACAGATTTGCTTAGAGGTTCAGTGTTGATTGTATATCACGCTGGTATGGTTGTATTTAATTGGTTAAGGGGTAAGTGATGGATTTTATGGAAGCTATTAAAAAAGGTCTTGAAGCTTCAAAAAATTACGATAGAAATCTTGATCAGATTATTGAAGTGATTATTGAAGCAAACAAAGCTATATGCGAGAAAACTGGTGTACTGGGTGGATTTATTTTAGTTAAAAGCAATAGAAGTTTATCTTGTACACAAGCAGTTATGTCAATAGAAATTGATAAGCAACATGCATTTCCAATAAAACTAAACACGATAAGTGGAAATTATATCGCTAATGATATTTGGGATCTTAAAGAAGTTGTGCATAAAATTTTATCCCATCCAAATTTTGGGTTCTATGTTCGCAGACTTATGGAGAATAAAAAATGATCTATAAATTTCTAAAGCGCCTATTCTGCCGACATGAATGGGAATACGAGGAAAGTAATTTAACTGGCGAGACTTACAAGGTTTGCCGTAAATGCTGGAAGGAGATTGATTGTGAGTGAATTTAATGCAATCTATCGAAAGGTGTGTCTGGGTGATAGATTTGATATAAGCGCATATAAGCAATGCGAGAAAATTTACAATCACCAGCAACAGAAGATTGATGATATTGCGGGACACATCAAGACGTTAAAGGCTTTACATAAAGAAGGTAATTTAACAGTGGGTGATGTGAAGATGTTTTTAAATGGTGTGGAAGGGATTTTGTGATGAAAAAATTATTAATTGCGTTATTGACAGTTCCAAGTTTTGCTAATGCTGGGTTTTGTGATGCTGTATATGACTTTGCAGAGGCTACTATGCTGATGCGTCAAGAAGGTTATGCAAAGCATCAAGCTAAAGAAGTGGTTGAGGAGATGCGGGGTGTAGACAATATGCTGGCTAGTTTAATGGATGCCAATGTTGATTGGGCTTACTCATTCCCTGTTTACAAAGGTGAGGATAAAGCGGTTATTGCATCAAACTTTGCTAATGAGTCATACCAGATTTGTAAGGATGAAGAAAATCGTGCGGCTAATGTTAAGGAGTTTTACTAGCAATGAAAACAACCGTAGATCAAGAAATTGACGAAGCCATAGCTAATGGTGAAAGCTTTTATAAGATTAGAAGCCGTGTGGAGAAGGCTATTTTGGAAAGGGCTTTGATTAAGACTAGAGGAAATCAAACTGAGGCGGCTAAGATGCTTGGGATTAGTCGAACGGGGTTGGGTGGCATTTTGAAGAGGGTGAGTAGATGAAATTTAATTTAGATAAAACGGATTATATTTTATATACCGAGTCGATGTATAAGAGCAAAGTTAGATTTACGCTATTTGCTGGTGTGTATTGGGTTTGGTGTTTAGTTTGGTTTGGCATTGCTTTATACAATATTGTAGTGAATTACAATTATATTGAAGGTTTGATTTCAGGTGTGATTCATATTTTATGTTTGTTTATGTCGGCTTCTTGGATTGAGGATTTGATAAATGACCATTGAGGAAATTAAATCTAAATTGATTAAGGGTGCAACACATTATGAAATTGATGGAAATGAAGTTATTTCATATGCTAAAGATTTAATGGGTAGATGGTGTTATGTTGAAAGTGAATGGGGTGGCTATCCTGTTCATTCATCAGAGCATGATAGGCTTGAAAAGGAGTTGATTAAAATTGAATATTGAAGAAATTAGAGCTAATGCTCCGAAAGGTGCAACACACTACAGAATTATAAAAGCTGGTCGTGAAGTTGAGTATTATATGAGACCGCCATACGGTATGAATTTAAAATACTGTCATGGTGTATGGAGGATAACTGGTTGGTCGCATAATAGTTTTATTAAGCCACTTAATTTAGGATTGTATTATGGATATTGAAGAAATTAGGAAGAATAAGCCAGAGGGTGCAACGCATTACATTGCATATGAATATATTACGTATCATAGAAAAATTGGATTCCTTTGGTATGAAATAACTCCAGCTGGCAATGTAGCAATGGATAAATCTTGGATTGGATTACTTAAACCGCTTTAACGCGGTTTTTCTTTTTGTGGTATTATTTTGGGAGGCTAAAGAGAGGTTTGTATTATGGCTAGTGTTGGTAAGCCTAGAGCAATTGAAAGCCCTGAAGATTTTGAAGAATTGGCTTTTGAATATATTGAGTGGGTAAAAAATAATCCTGTTATGAAGACGATTACTGCGTCTTTTCAAGGATCGATTAGCTACGAGAAGGTGCCTCATGCTCGACCTATGACGCAATACGGCTTGGCTGCTCATATGGGCATTGGATTGAGTACGCTTAAGGATTATGGTCAAAGAGAGGAATATTCGGCTATGTTCAAGCGTATATGCGCGATTATGACGGCTCATAATGTGGATGGTGCAACGAGTGGAGATATGAGCGCTAATATTATTTCTCGTATTGAAGGTCTAGCTGAAAAGCAAGAAGTTGTTTCAAATGTTACTGTCAATAATAGTTTAGATGATTTCTATGCAGACATCCAAGCCGAAACCAAAGCCGAGTCTTAATCCAGCTTTAAGATCGTTTTGGACGACTAAGGCGCGTAACAAAATTTTATATGGTGGCCGTGCAAGCTCGAAAAGTTGGGATGCGGCTGGCATGGCTATCTTTTTGGCTAATCGTTATAAGCTAAGGTTTTTGTGTGTCCGTCAATTGCAAAACAAGATTGAAGAATCTGTATATTCGTTGCTTAAGATTCAGATTGAGCGATTTGGTCTTCAAGATAATTTTAGGATTTTAGACAACAAGATTATCAGTAAGGTCACTGGATCTGAATTTCTGTTTTATGGATTGTGGCGACACATTACAGAAATCAAGTCTATCGAATCTATTGATATTCTTTGGTCTGAAGAATCACATGCTTTGACCGAAGCACAATGGGAAGTATTAGAGCCGACTATTCGTAAAGAAGGTTCAGAATGTTGGATTATCTTTAACCCGAACTTAGTGTCTGACTTTGTTTGGCAAAACTTTGTTGTAGATCCTCCAGCTAATACGTTGATACGCCACATCAACTACAATGAGAACCCATTCTTAAGCCAAACAGCGCTTGATGTTATTGCAGATAAAAAACGGCGTGATCCTGAAGGATTTGCACATATCTATGATGGCATGCCTCGTGCCGATGATGATATGTCTATCATTAAGGCTTCATGGGTTGAAGCTGCTTTAGATGCTCATAAGCTACTTAATCTTGATGATACTGGTAGATCGTATCTAGGGTTTGACGTTGCTGATGCTGGTAAAGACAAGTGTGCTCTTGTTCATCGCAAGGGCATCGTTGCTTATTGGTCTGATGAATGGAAGGCGAGAGAAGATGAGTTGTTGAAGTCTGCAACTAGAACATATAACGAGGCAATTAGATTGAATGCTCTGATTCATTACGATTCAACTGGTGTTGGTGCTGGTGTTGGTGCAAAGGTTAATGAGTTGAACAAAGAAAAGAAAACCAATGTTCAGCACAGTAAGTTTGTTGCTGGCGGTGGTGTTCATGAGCCTGACAAATTCTATCAGCCAAAGATTACAAATAAAGACTTCTTTGCTAATGCTAAAGCTCAAGCATGGTGGCTTGTTGCTGATAAGTTTCGTCTAACCTATCAAGTGATTCAAGCGATTAAAAACGGAACTGAAATTCCAAAGCACAGGCCAGAGGATTTAATATCTATTAGTTCTGATATGCCAAATTTGCACAGGCTCAAGGTTGAGCTTTCTATTCCTCATCGTGATGAAGATAGATTGGGCCGTGTTATGGTAGAATCGAAACAAGATTTAGCTAAGCGTGATGTAAAGTCGCCAAACTTAGCTGATGCGTTTATTATGGCTTATGCTCCTGTTAAGCGCTCAATGAATTTAAACTCTTCAGCATTGCAAGATGCTTATTCTAGTTTAGGAATTAGAAATGTTTGATTTTTTCAAAAAGAAAGAAATTGTAAGTAAGCCTATTCCTAAGTGGAGTAAGCTAACCAGTGCAATTAAGAATGCGGCAGAACATCCGCCAAACTTTTATGCTGCTCCCGCCCTGCCTGCTGGGGTGGTTCCAGAAGGGCATGACATTATTGCAATGGATGGGTTTTGTACGGCTTCGCAATATGTTGGACTAGAGCCACAGTTTTACAGTGAGTTTTTGGGTTATCAAAGGCTTACTCAATTGGCGCAGTCTACTGAATACCGCCTAGTTACTGAAACATTTGCTCAAGAGATGACGCGCGAATGGGGTGAGGTTAAAGGTGATGACCAGAAGCGTGTTGACATTCTTATGGAAGAATTTAACAGGCTAGATATTCGCAACCTTATCCGCAAGCACATTGAAAACGATTACTACTATGGTGGGTCGCAATTATACATTCAGATCGAAGGTCAAGAAGATAAAACTGATTTGCCTTTATTGATTAATGAGAAAGGTATTAAAAAAGGCTCATTAAGAGGTTTTACAGTTATTGAGCCTGTTTGGTCTACGCCTAGCGTGTACAATGCAAGTAACCCTTTAGAAAGCGATTTCTTTGTTCCTAAGCAATGGTGGGTAATGGGTAAAAATGTCCATCAAAGCCGCTTATTAACTTTGGTTATGCGTCCAATAGGGACAATGTTGCGACCAGCTTATAATTTCTATGGCATGTCAATGTCACAATTGATGTTGCCTTATGTTCAGCGTCATCAATCTATTGTGGATTCTGTTGCCCAAGTTATCACAATGTTTAGCTTGACTGGCTTAAGTACAGATATGACTGGACTCTTGCAGTCTTCTGAAGGTGGTGTCAATCAATTGATTGAGCGCGCTAAGTCAATGGCTTTGATGCGGAAGAATGATGGGATTGTTATGCTAGACAAATCCACAGAAGAGTTTTTCCAAATTAACACCCCATTAACTAGCCTTGATACATTGCTAGATAAGTTTACACAGATGCTTGCCTACCCTTCTAAGATTCCAGTATTAAAGATATTCGGAACTCCAACGGCGGGACTTGGTAATACTTCTGATGGTGAGATTAGAGTATTTTACGATTGCGTATCAGCACAGCAAGAAGCGTACATTTTGCCGCAGATCAAGGTTATCCTTGACTGCATGCAATTAAGCTTGTTTGGCGATATTGATGAAAGTATTAAGTTTGTCTTTAATCCGCTTTATCAATTGGACGACAACGAACAAGCAGACGTAAACTTGAAGAAAGCACAAACGGCTCAGATTTATATTCAAGAAGGCGTGATTGATAATGAAGAAGCGCGCCAAGCTTTGAACGATGATGAAGATAGTGGGTATCAACTAGAGGGTAATGCGCCTGAGCGTGATCCTTATGCAGATGAGGAAAACAATAATGAGTAAAATCCAAAGCCAAGCGCCAAAAGGTGCAGAAGAGTATTTCATTGATTATGACAATTCTGTCTGCTATCTCAAAGAAGGTAGAGGCTATATTTACTCACCATATATCGGATGGGAAGAGTTTGACAATGAATATCAAAAGAATGTGACTATTCATCCAGTTTTCAAGGAATTAAATGCAAGTGAATTTGTTGCCTATTATGGAGTTGATAAAGCCAAAGAATTGAGGGGAAATACATCTAATGCATTGTTATGCATGAGCCACTACAATCTCCATGTAAATGATATTGATGAAGCAATTAAGGCGGCATTAAGTTAAATATGGAAATAACCCTTGAGTCAATAGCGCCTAATGCATCCCTGACCAAATGGTACAGGGAGCAAATGCAAGGCATGATGGATGAAATGCGTTCTGATTTAATTCAGGACGTAGTTAAGCCTATGCGGTCTGAAATTGCTATGGATGGCATTTTGGATTGGATGGGACATGTTATTGATGGGTTGGTTAGTCGGTGGCAAGATCGTTTAGATAAACTATCGACTCAAGTGGCGCAAGAGTTAGTAGGTAAGGCTAAAACCAACTACGACAAGCGACTTTTGGGTATTCTTCGCAAGCGTGGCTTTACTGTAAACTTCCGACCAACGAAATATATGGAAGATCAAGCGCAAATTGCTTTAGGTGAAAACGTTGCTCTAATCAAGTCTATTGGTAATGAGTATTTAGATAAAGTTCGCTCTGCGGTTTGGCGTAGTGTTAAGAATGGCTATGATGTTGAGTCACTAATCAAGCAACTCAAAGAGATTGACGGCGTAACAGATCGCAGGGCAAAGAATATTGCAAAAGATCAGACAGCTAAGTTGAATCAGGCTTTTGAGAATGCTAGGGCTGAGGAATTGGGCATAACGGAAGCTTACTGGCTTCACAGTCATGCAGGAAAGACTTTTCGTCAAAGCCACGTAAAGGCAAATGGAACTAGATTTAACATCAAGGAAGGCTTATTTCTTGATGGCAAGTGGACAAACACTGGCATCGAAATCAATTGTCGCTGTAGGAAAAAGCTAATTATCGAAATTCCAGAAAGTATGGCATAATACAGTTAATTGGATGTGATAAGCATAAGTGAAAGCGCACATCGACACGGCAATCCGTTTCACTAACTGTAAATTTGTAAAACCAATAACCCATATCAAAACAACTGATTTGTATTTTTAGATTGTTTTGGTATTATTTAAATCATGGAGTATGACTACAATATCATGTAGCATTGGTAAAAATTACTGCGCGCCTTGGTTGGTTTGTAATTTTTGCGGATGTGTGAAGTCGCTTCTGTAATTGATCGAATCTGTGGGCGACACAGTGAATATCATTAGACTAGGAGTACCTTCAAAGGGACATAGCAAAGCAACTATTCGCACGTTGCCGATCAATAGGCAAGACAGATGGCTAAAATGTTCTGTTGTTTTCGGTATTGGCACGAGAAACCGATGACCGCCTGAAAGTAGGCAACTTAGAGAAGTGAATAGCTTAGGTGCTAGAATATTGCAGTTCACATTATAAGATTGAATTAATTACTCAATTGGTTTTTGTGGCGGTGGGATTGATCAACCATTGTAAAATACTGTTTTATTGGCGAGTTCGACTCTCCCATGTTCACTTCATCTAAGTTTATTTAGAACCATCCTAACGGGTGGTTTTATTTTGTCTAAACTATTTTAGATTTACTATTGAGAATTATATTTAATAGTGGTAAGATTTAGTTATTCAGCAGAAGGGGTTTGAAATGATTAAAGCAGAAGTGGTTTTTGATGGTGAATCTATTTTTGTTAATGGAAGAACAATAAAAATAGATCACTTAGATTGGCTGTATCATGTGTATGAGTTAGAAAATCATGTTGATATGTTTCATTCATTAGAACAAGCAATAGAATATTGCATGGAGAATTAAATGAGCAAGGCAAAATTAGAATGGCTTAAAGCGAACATGCCAGAGGGATGTTATCATTATGAAGAAAGCAAAGTTTATGTGACTTTTATCTTTCCTGATGAACCACATAAAAACCTAAAGGTAAAAAAACCAGAATGGATGATTTAATATGATTAAATGTCAATTTTGTGGAAGAGATATTAAAAATCATGCAATTTACTGCCCTTTGATGTATTGGAGTATTTTTAAATGAAACCAGAGCAGTTTATTCGTGAGCAAGGATTGGATAAGGCGCGAGAGGTTGTTGAAGGCATCCCAAGCAAATATATGGAGTGTTACTACTCAACATTATGCTACTGCACCAAAGCAAAAAAGTATTCAGATCGTTTTAATCCAAGAATTGAACTTGTGAACATGGCGGATCTCAAACGCTTGGTGGAGTCGATTGATCTGATCAAGTGGCATGGTGGTACTAAGTTTGCCAAAGACTACCTAGCGCGGAATAAAGCAAAGCATCCAAATGTAAGCGGCTGGGATGAATTGGAGCAGGCAATCAAAGACCACGAATCAATATACGGAGGCGGTGAATCTCATGCCAACTAGATATAACACAGGCGAGTATAGCTACAATCTTGAATATCACTATGGAGATATGTCAGCAAGCATGGAGATGCTTAGAGCACGTTTAATTGAATTGTTGACTCCTCATCTGTCTGGCCGTTATGTGAAATGGAGAGAAGCATATTTCACATGGTTTACAAAGTGCGGCGGGGATTCGGGGTGGATGTTTTGTGTAGGTCCACACGAATTTCATATTGATGGGGCGTTAAGGCGCTATTACTCAGGTTCTATTGATATTACCTACAACCAGAAAGATCGATATTTCTTGGTGGGTGAGAAAAAGAAAGTCAAATGTAAGGCTTGTAAGGGGTTTGGCTTCATTCGAGATGATGGGTGGGGGCATATAGATAAATGTGAAATGTGTGATGCAGAAAAAGGAGCCAGCCATGAGTGAGTTTAAAGAGTTTGAACTAAAGTTTGATGAATGGTGGGAAGAAAACTATATGAATGTTTCAGCGGACAGGACTGAAGCATTTGATATTTATTCATTGGGATTAAAGCACCAGCAAGCGAAAGTGGAGGAGCTTAAAGCATCTCATCACGGTGAAGTGATTGGTCATGAAGTTTACTTTAAAAAGATCAAGCAAGAGCGTGACGAGCTGCAAACATTATACACTCAGCAAGGCATAAATATGTTGAAGATGCAAAAGAGGGTGGATTTAGCTTTAGAAATAACAAAAGAGCTTAGATCATTAAATAACGAATCATTAGAAACTTATAGTGAATCTATTGAAGAAACGATTTGTGATATAGAGCAAGCGCTCAAGGGGGAAGGATGAAAGCAATCAAGATCCCATGTGAGCACGACTTGCTAAGTAAGGACGATGACATATGGGTTAATGCTGTGATGCGCTGTAAGGGTGGAAGCCCTTACTGTGGCGCAGACGGTTATTGCCATGCAGGCGGCACTTGCTTTGCTGACCAAGAGCTTACAAGAGAGCAAGCAATCTTAGAAGTAGATCGCCTAGCTCAAGAATTACATAACTCAAAGATTGAAAACGACAAGTTAAGAAATGCAGCTAGTCAGCTTGTCAGCCAACTTGAATTGGCAAAAGAGCAGAACCTAAAGAACGGAAATGATCAAAGAGTATTTGCTTTGAAGTTCTGCATTCATGAAATCAAGAAAGCGATGGAGTGACCAATGACCACACTCAAAGAATGCAACCATATCTACCAATATTGCTGGATCTATAAAGCTTACTTATGCATACATTGCGACAAGATGAGGATTGAAGAATGATTAAGTCGATAGATTTAGCTAGAAAGAAAGGATTTCACCATAAATTTGATTTTGCAATGTCAAGAATATGGTTGACAAGGGATAGTCATGAGAAGGTTGGAAATTATGTATTAATCCACTTTATGAATAATAAAAAGATATTCGGTGTTGATTATATAGTTTGCGAAAATCAATACGAACTAAATGAAGCGAAATCAGATATGCTCAATAAAGGATTTAAAATTGATTGGTGTGTATTTCAAAATGCTTTGGAGTTTGTAAATGAACATTGACGAGATTAAGAGGAATGCGCCTGATGGGGCGACACATAAAGCAGGAAGAATTTACATAAAAAACTTACGAGATAATACACCAAAGGATAGTGCTTACTATTGCGGATATATTTATGCTTATGATTTTTGGGATGGTAAACGATGGCAGGGTTGTGTTTGCAAGCCGCGCGACTTCTTTAGAATAAAGTCACTTTAACCAGTGGCTTTTTTATTGCATAATAAGAAAAATTGTATAGGTGAGTGATATGAATATCGCAGATATAAAGGTAAAACTTAGCTATGAAAAAACATGGCAAACCAATTTTGTTGTGAATTTCTGCAAATTCATGGTTGTTTTTGGTTTTTGGTCAGATGACAGAGCAATAGAATATTTAATCAAAAGACTAAAAATTAAAGTGGAGGATGTTTGATGCCTCTAATTAAAGGTAGCTCAAAGGATGTTATTCATAAGAACATTCGTGAGTTAATTGATTCAGGAAAACCGAAAGATCAAGCGATTGCTATTGCATATCGTGAATCTGGAATGGCTAATGATACTGACTTTGATAAGTTGGAAGAATTGTTTGATCAATGGCTTGAAGAGGAAAAGAAAGAGCCAGAACATGCAATGGATAAATCAGCTCGTAGCTACGACCGCAATGGCCATCTAATTGTTGATAAAACCATTATCACAAAAGCCGCAGTAAATCCTTATCTTGGTTCGTCAATTCCACGATGGAAGGAATTAGGCTTAGATCCAAACAAAGAATACATGCTGTTGCGTGATCCTGACGAATTGCGTAAATCATTAGACACATTCAAGGGCTTGCAGCTTCTTAAACGCCATATTCCTGTTGACGCATCTCAACCAGAAAAAGAGTCAACTATTGGTTCAATTGGTACAGACATAACAATGGATGACGAAGGTCGAGTATGGTCATCATTGCGCGTATTTGATCAAGAAGGGATTGACTATATCGAAAGCAAGGCATTAGGAGAATTAAGCGCAGGTTACGCTTATGATGCTGTCATGAAGTCGGGTACTTTTAATGGTGTACCTTATGATGGTATTATGACGAATATTCATGGTAATCACGTTGCTATCGTTGAACGTGGTAGGATTGGAAGTGACGCGATTATCGCAGATTCAATAGAGGGTCAATTGATGACAATCAAACTTAAAAACGGAAGCCTTGCAAAACTGCAAAAACAGTTAGGCATGGATTCTTTGGAAGATGTTAAAAAAACTATTGTGGCCGTTCACGGTTCTTTGGCTCTTGATGAAGATGACAAGAAAGCCGAGGACGAGGACGACAAAAAGGCAGAAGATGAAGATGATGTAGAAATCGTTGAAGATTCTGATGATGACAAAGCCAAAGATGAAGACGATGGCGAAAAGGCAGATAAGGAGCGTAAAGCGTTAGAAAAAACTGACAAAGACGACCGAGAAGCCAAGAAAGACGACAAAAAAGAAATTGCTCAAGATGCTGCTGAAATTCGCGGCTCTATCATGAACATCTTTAAGGCTGGTCGCGAAGTTGAGCCTTTAGTGGGTGTTATTGCTCTTGATGGCTTTAGCTCAGATCATGAAGTTTATGCCTATGCGCTTAAACAGAAAGGTGTAGACACTACTGGTATTAATACTGCCGGCTTGGCTGCTCTTGTTAAGTCGCAGAAGGTTACAGAAGCTCCTAAATCTATGGCTATGGATTCATCTTTATATGATGCTCCTAGCGACATTTTTGCTCACATTAAATTAGGTTGAGGTATATATGACTTTACAACAACAAGTTAACATTAAGATGGGTACTGGTGTTGCTGGTGATTTTGCATCGCAAAACCCTCGCCATACCCTATTGTCTGGCCGCGCTCAATTCCGAGCAGGTGCTTCTGGTGTGGTTATTGCTCGATTTGCCGAAGCTGACCCCGATACTGGATTGGTTACTAATGTAATTAGTGGAACAAAGCCTGTTGGTTTTGTTAGTCGTTCTGGCAATATTGCGGTTATTACTCAGTGGCTTGGTCAGGCGTCTATGACAATTCCTGCTGGAAAGGAAATTACGTTGCACGATAAAGGCGACTTCTATATCCAGATCGCTACTCCTACGACCGTTGGTCAAAATGTTTTTGCATCTAATGCAGATGGCTCAATTGCGGTTTCTAGCGCAGACACACTAGCTGATCACTACGCGACTGGATTTAAAGTTGCGATTGGCGCTGTTGCAAATGACTTAGCTACTATTACTAAATAAGGTGATCAGATGACTACAAAGAATCAAAGCTTTAAACCTCAAGAGCTTGCGCGTTACGGCGTTCACTACCCTGAAGGCACGCCTCGTATCGCAACTCCTCGCGACAAAATGATTATTGCTCAAGATACTGCAATGCTTACAACGCCTAACGCTGGTGTTTTGCAGATGTTTACGCAATTTATTGATCCAGAAGTTACGCGCATTTTATTCTCTCCAAACTCGTTAACAGAGGCTCTACAAGAAGTTCAGAAAGGCGACTGGACAACTTCTGTTATGACATTCCCTGTTGTTGAGAATGGTGGTAAGCCCGTTACCTATGGCGACTGGAATGATAATGGCACAACTAGCGCAAACGTAAACTACCACAACCGCCAATCTTACAATTACCAACAGTTCTTGCGCGTTGGTGAAAAAGAGGCGGCTATTTATGGCGAAGCTAAACTTAGCTGGGCTGCTGAATTAGAGTTGGGTATTGTTGAATCACTAAACAAGATGCAACATGAAATCTATGCTTTTGGTGTAGCTGGTTTGCAAAACTATGGTGTTCTGAACGACCCGAACCTATTGCCAGCAATTCCTATTCCAGATGCTTGGACGTTCGAGCTTCCATTAAAGATTGTTGCCGACATTCAAAAAATGTTTAAACAATTGGCTAAGCAAGCGAACGGCTTAGTTAAGCGTACTGACGACCTTATTTTGTTAATGTCACCAGAGCAAGAAGCGCTCATTACAGCAGCTAACGATTACGGTCTTAATGTTGCTGACTACTTGAAAAAGAGCTTCCCTAATTTAAGCATTTACTCAGTTCCTGAATATTCGACAGCTTCAGGTCAGGTTGTTCAGTTGGTTCTTCGCAAGTATCAAGGAAGTGACACAATTCAATTGGCTTATGCTGAAAAAATGCGTGTTCATCCAATGATTCAGAAGGCATCTGGTTGGATTCAAAAGCGTTGTCAAACAACTTACGGCGCGATTATTCGCCGCCCAATGTTTGTTGTTACAGCAACAGTTCCAAACGAAACTCCCTAATCAATAACAAGAAAGTGCTACCCTAGCGGTAGCATTTTTTTTAGGTTAAGATAACGTTATCAAATAAGAGGCTTAAACAATGGCAACTGTAACTATTTCATTACTTCAACCTTTTCCTATTTTGATGGAAATGGAAGGGAAGTCGCAAGTTATTAACGGGTGGAATTCCCCTAGTTCTATGTATATTGATGGTGGCTTTAGAAAAGTTGGTTTAACAAGTGGCGTAGATAAAGAATTGTGGGATGCTTGGCGCGCTCGATTCGCCAATCATGATCTTCTAGTAAACCAGTTGATCTATGCAGATGAATCTTCGTCTAAAGTCAAAGCCGAGGCAAAAGAAAAAGCCAAAGTTAAAACTGGACTTGAAGCCCTAGATCCAGCAGAACTAGACAAAAAGGGCAAACTTGAGGAAAACTAATGTCTAACGTTTTCGTTTTTGATCCTGCTGCGTTTAAGCTTGCTTATCCGCAGTTTGCAAAGTTCACTAATGAACAATTGATGAACTTCTTTGAAGAGGTAGAAAACACTATTGTCGATAACACTGAAACATCTTGCTTTAGTTTAAAAGATCGTAAGAAGTGGTTTTATCTCTTGGTGGCTCATAACGCAGAATTGCAAAATAGGATCGATAGCGGGAACACTGGTTTGGTTGGTCGTATTAGCTCTGCTACAGAAGGCTCTGTATCTATCAGCACTGACTACTCTATGGGTAGCGGTGCTTTAGAACAGTGGCTTAAGCAAACACCTTACGGGGCTAAATTCTATGCGTTTACTGCTCCTTATCGTACAGCGTTGTGGATTGCTGCTACTGCTCCGATGCCAGTTAAACGCACTAAATGGCCTTATCCTTTTGGGTGGGGTAACTATTAGGATTGATTTAAACCCTGTCGATTGACAGGGTTTTTATTATGCAAACGTATTGCAAAGCAAAGGCGAAACAAAACCGAATGGGTTATTTTTGGGTTATCAGAAAGACTTTAGCTAATTGAGTTCCGAGCGGATTTGCGCGCATCGTGTTGTAGATCAGCCCGCATCGTCCATCAAAGATAAATCTAATTGATTCGCCTTTGTTTTTAATGGCAACAATGTCAGCGCCTTTGCCTATTAACCAATTTTCAAAATCACGAAGTTGTCGAGTTTCAAGATTCAATTTCGGACTTTTTTGTTTTTTAGCCATGATTTACCCCTAAATCTTATTTAAGTTAATTAATACTATATAGATATATGCTATTGGTGAGATTCTGAGAGAAAAAGTTAATATTCATCCTAAGACAGTCTTTTTTAAAAAAACTATCTTGAACATTAACTTTATCAAAGTATGCTACTGGAGCCGACCCTTCGATTAAAGTCCGAAATCATTGTTAAACATATTTCGGTTGCTAGTTACCCTGATTTAACTCAGTCCAAGCTCTGCCTAGCACGCCATTTCTGACTATTCCAACAGACTCCCATTCGCTTGACCCTCACAGTATGGGATTATTTAAGCTATGCGCTGCCGTTATAGTTGTTCCGACCACATAACCGATTTACTTAGTTTCACACTGGTTGTAAGTAACACATAAATTATAGCATTTGATTAAAAAGTATTAAGTGAAAATAATTCATCTTCGATTTCATGTATTGTTAATTCATTCATCTATGCAAATTTTGCATAATTAGAATTATTCATCAAATTTAAATAAAGTGAATTTTATTCATGTTTATGCATTGGTAGTGAATGGTGCTAAACTTAGCAAAAATGGAGGGCTACTCATGTCAATAAAGCGCACAGGCTCACTAGAACAAGCATTAAACCGCTTGGTTTCTAGTAATGATCAGTATGTAAAGGCTGGTGTCTTAGAAGGATCAAAATATCCAGATGGCACCAGTGTTGCTACTGTGGCTTATAAGAACGAGTACGGATTTAAGAATATCCCGAGTCGTCCATTTATGAGAACCACTGTAAGAGAGCAAAAAGAAGCTTGGGTAGAGCTAACCAAGAAAGGTATTAAATCAGGATACACACTAGAGCATACGCTTGATTTGGTTGGATTGAGTATGCAGAATGAGATTCAGTATTCTATTATGATTTGGTCGCAACCTCCAAACGCACCTTACACTATTAAGAAGAAGGGGCAAAATTCGCCGTTAAGGGATAGTATGTTGCTCCATGACTCAATCAAATACGAAGTTGTTGACGGTAAACTTTAGTTGAGGAAAAATAATGGCAATTTATTTAAATATAGAAATTGACAAAGAAAAATTAACTAAACTATGCGAAATCGCAATAGAAAACTTTAAAAAATATGAACAAAATCAATTAAATGATGTTGATATAGATAAATGTGTTGATGATTATATATCTGCCGTTTTAATTTATAACACTAGACTAACTAAATTAATTTGGAGATAGTTATTGCATTCTCAATAGTAAATATATATAATTAGTTCATACCAAGCAATAAAGCTTAAATATAGGACGATACGAAGTGAACTTAAAAGAGATTATTTGCAGTGTTTCGAAAATTGAATACATGGTTCATGTAAACTTTAAAAACAAGATGGTGGTTACAGCATTTGTTGACTCCAGATTGTATACATTGTGTTATGACACTAAATTTTAATATTAAGTTATACTAGCCTCATCAAACGATGGGGCTTTTTAATGAGTTTAAGATTAGCAAAATTAGCAAACAGTGTCATAACGGCAGTAAATAGCAACACAGAAGCATTATTGAAAGTAAGTACAGGTTTTACTGTTACACCAGACGGCACACAAGTACCGCAATACACAGTACAGCCCAAAGTAGTTCAGGCTCAGTCAATGAGCGTGGAGGATTTGAAGCATTTAGGCTTTGCTAACCAACAAGGGCAATTCCTATCAATTTATGCCGATGGCATGATTCCAGCGATCAGACGCGCCATGCAAAAAGGTACGTCAATTATCGTCATGAATCCATACGGTGAAGCTTTTCCTACCGAATGGCAGGTTAAGGCTGTTCTTGAGTCGTATTGTGATGAAATCGCCGTTGAAGGTGAAAATAACTATAGCGGATGGGTAAAAGTGCTGGTTCAAAATACTGGCAAAGAATCTCCACATGACGCCCGTTATTTTGGTTTTGCTGGATCTGATGCTAAGCCTTTTAATCAAGGAGTGTTCGCGCCATGAGTATATTAACCGACCTCTACACAGATATGCGTCAATATCTGCTTAAAACCTTTAATCTACCTGCAAATGACACAACGATAATTAGGGGCTACAACAACCTAAATCCAATCCCTAAAAACGCTATCATCATGACTTTTATGCAAGGTCGGCATTTAGATCAAAAGTCAGTTAATTATGACGGTAGCAAGCAGATCATCTTTAATTCTATGCAAGGCACAATGCAGCTAGATTTTTATGGACCAGATTCAATGGATCGGGCGCAAGAAGTACAAACGCTTTGGAATAGCCCTTATACTACTGATACTTTAGTTAATTGCGTACCATTGGGCAATCCGCGTATACGTGATTTATCTTTTGTTAATGAGGCTGGAATGTATGAATTGCGCTTTATGATTGAAGCCGACTTGCAATACAATACAAAGTACGAAAAAACAGTTAATATACTGGAAGACGTTTCTCAAATCGATTTGGAGTCTATCAATGCAGTTTAACTCAATCCCAGCAAGTAATATTGCTGCTGTCTACCCTGCCGTAATTGGTGGCGGTGGCAACCCACTAGGATTAAATACAACTTTATTTGTAAATGAAGCTGTATATCCAAACTATGAATATTTTTCTAATACTCTAGTCGGCCAGCACTATGGTTTAGAAAGTGATGTTTATAAGTTTGCGACCGTTTATTTTAACGGTTTTAATAACGCAACTACTCGACCAAATTCGCTATTCATCGCAACATACAATTCAGATGAATACCCAGCTACTATTATTGGCGGTGATATTACTGGTACAAGCATTGCTGATCTTAAATTGATTAACGGCAGCTTAAATATTGTTGTTGACGGTGTATCAAAAAGCGTTACTGTCGATTTAAGCACTGCAAACTCATATAGCGATGCGGCTGCTCTAATTGGTACAGCATTAACTTTGACTTGTGTTTACCAATCCACAACCAAAGGTTTTGTAATTCAATCTGGCACTACAGGCGAAGGCTCAACTATTAGTTTTGCGACTGGTACTGTGGCTGATAAGTTGAAATTAACTCAAGACACTGGCGCAATTCTAAACAACCATACAACGCAAGATACGCCTGAAACTGCGGCATTGAATGCAATTCAGTTTAGCAGTAACTTTGTGAATTTCACTTATGCGAATGGCGTGTTTGATGATGATGCCCTAAAGGCTTTTGCTACGTGGATTACTCAACAAAATAGCCGATTCAAGCTTTACACATGGGGTCTTGATCCTGTTGCTCTTGGTCAAAGCGGTGCTTCATTTGGCGAATGGGCAAAAGAAAATACAAATGGCGTTGTTCCAATTTACGGTACTTTTGACAAAGCAGCTTTCTTCTGTGGTGTCTCTGGTTCAATTAACTATCAAGAAACTAACGGGCGCACAACTACTGCTTTCCGTAGTCAAGATGGTTTAGTTCCAGACGTAACAAATGAAGCTGATGCAGAAACATTAGTTAAGAATGGTTATTCATTCTATGGCGCTTGGGCAACTGCCAATGACCGCTTCCAGTTTGCTGGCAATGGCTCTGTAACTGGTCAGTACAAATGGATTGATAACTTTGACTTCCAAGTGTTCTTGCGTACTCAATTACAGCTTGCGTATATGAACATGTTCCAAGCTCAAAAGACAATCCCATACAATGATCAAGGTATTGCTACAGTTCGAGCATATTCACAAGATCCAATTGATCAAGGTATTAACTTTGGTGGTATCCGCGCTGGCGTAAACTTGTCTAATGCTCAAAAATTCCAAGTGAACCAAGAAGCTGGTTTTGATGCTGCTAGTCAATTATTCGCACAAGGTTGGGCGCTATCTATTACTTTGCCAGACTCGCAAACTCGCGTGGCTCGTGAATCATTTATTATCAAGTTATTCTATACGGACGGCTCCAGCATGCAACGTCTAGAAATGACTGCTACTAACGTTCAATAAGGAGATTAACTTATGTCAATGGGTCTTAATCCGAACACAATTACATCCGCAAATACGATCATATCAATGCGCTGTGCTGGAATTTATGATGACTGGATTACGCTTGAAGGGGCGCAAACAGACGCATTCTTGTCATTCGAAGATGTAACGTTTGCACAAACTGAAGTGGGTGTAGATGGCAAATTGTCAATGGGCTTTATTCCACACAAAACCAACAGTACAATTTCTCTAGCTGCTAACAGCAAATCTATCATGGTTTTTGAAAACATTTACAAAAACTTTGTTAAGATGATGGATGTATTGCCGATTGAGCTTCGCGCTTACTATCCTTCTGTTAAGCGCTCTCAAACAATCGAAGGTTGTTTTGTGGGTAAGGCTGGTGGTACTGGTGTAGCATCTTTATTAGCTGGAAGTACATACCGCATTGAAGGTATTTCAAAAGGCTTAATCGAAGTTAACTAACCATAAGGGGAGAAATCCCCTTTCTATTTTTTAGAGGCTAAAACTATGTCTGAAGGCTTAAAGACAAAAACAGTTACTATTGAAGATGGTCGTGATAAAGGCAAAGTATTTAAGATTACAGAGATGCCAGCGATTCAAGCTGATGAATGGGCACACCGTCTTTTAGAACAAGCGGCAAATAGCGGTGTTAATTTAAAAGATGTTGACGTATTGAATCTTGACACGAAATCAATGGCTGGAATGATTGAAATTGGCGCGGCAGTGTTTACCGTATTGGGTCGTATTCCGCATGAAATTTCACGCGAATTAAAGTTTGATTTACTTGATCGTTGTGTGCAAATTGTTCCTAAGTCTGGTGAACCACGTATTTGTATGTGGGATCAAGAGATTAAAGACTTTAAAAACTTTACTATTCTGGCTGCTCACGCAATTGGGATTCATATTGATTTTTTAGAACAAGGCGAAGCTTAATACTTGATTATTCTT